GGTGTTTCCAGACATGTACTCAAACGCTGTTGATCCACCAGCCCCGCCGCCAGGGGCAATTGCGTAAATGCCGATGGAGGAAGCAACTCCACCCTTACCGCTAACTCCAGAGTTTGCGGCAGAAGAAGTAACGCTGGCTCCGCCAGCACCGACGGTCACAGTGTGGCTACCTGCTGGCAGGTAGATTGAGGAGATGTCGAGCATTCCTCCGGCTCCACCTCCGCCAGCACGGCGAGACCCACCCGACGCTCCGCCACCAACACACAGCACGTCAACAAAGCCACCGTTGGTGACCGTGAACGTTCCCGACGAAGTAAACGTGTGAACGTTGTACCCAGCACCACTCAAACCAATAGACCCGTTACCAGTAAACGTAGTCAGCGTGCCACCAGAAGCGACAACCGATAGCGGAGACTTAGCGGTAGAAGCAAGAGTACGAACGATGACGATACCGCTGCCGCCAGTGCCAGAAGTGTAGATGGAGTAAGCACCACCACCGCCACCACCACTGTTTACAGTTCCAGAAACACCATTGTTGCTAGAGGTAGAGCCGCTGTTACCGCCGCCACCAGTGCCTCCCGTTGCTGCCGTACTAGTCTCGCTGGCTCCTCCCCCGCCACCACCGTAGGTAACAGAAGAACCAGAAATGCTGCTAGCAATACCATTGCCGCCATTGCCACCCTGCCCATTGACATTACTGGAACCGACAGAGCCAGCACCGCCACCGCCACCGCCTGCGCGGTAACTTGTTTCGTTAGACCCGCCGTTACCGCCATTGCCGCCCGTAAAACCAAGACCACCAATACCAGTATTAGTGCCACCACTGCCGCGACTTGCGCCACCGCCACCGCCAGCACCAGAACTTCCGTACCAATTAGGGCCACTTGAATTAGCGCCACCTCCACCACCGACCGCACTATACGATCCGATGTATGAAGTACCTCCAGATGTACCTGGGGTGCTAGATGTGCCAGGTACACCACCAGCGGCAACTGTTACTGCATAAGTTCCCGCAGTGAAAAACTGGTTAGATAGTGATAGCACTTGACCAGCACCACCGCCACCACCAGAACCATAACCTCCACCACCGCCACCGCCGACAACGAGAATATCTACCTGTCCAGCAGTAGAAACAGTCAAAGTTCCAGACGCGGTAAACGTATACACGTTGTACGTGTTACCACCACTGGTATAGGTCGTGAACGTACCACCAGAAACAGCAGCAGCAGACCCCGACTGGAGCCGCTTACCGCTCGCAGTAGAGAGAGTCATTAGGCAATCTCCGACCCGAACACGGAGAACGAAACAGTAGAAGCAGACGACGACGCAACCAGATACTTATTCGTAGCATCCAAAGTCGCACCAATAGTCGCCGTGAACGAATCATTACCGGCAAGACTCACCTGATAGAACAAGTAGCCAGCAGCCTGATACGTAGCCGAAGCAGTCGAGATGCCGATAGTGAACGTAGCTGCAGTGCTAGACGTGTTGCACACGTTGATCGTAGACACCACGGCTGCCGTCGCAGTAGGACACGTGTAAATGTTGGCAGCGGTACCAATGACACCGTTGCCCTGCGCCGCACCGAGACGCTTGTAGGTAGAAGTAGCCATTGAATCATGCTCCCATCAGAAGGAAAATATCTTGAAAACCAGCACCGCCACCAGCAGAAGCGGCCCACGTGACACCACCAGGCTGAGTGGAGTCAGCGGTAAGAACATACGTGTCAGTACCGACAGCAAGACGGATAACCGTATCCGCTGCAGAGCCAACAATCAGGTCACCCTTAGCGTCAACAATCGTCTTGCTGATGAAGCTTGACGTGTCCGGTGCAACCAGATCCCAAGAAGAACCGTTGTACACCTTCATCGCGTTGGACACACTGTTGAAGTACAGGGCACCAGTGATCAGCGGGTTACCGTCATTATCAACAGTCGGATCCGAAGTCTTCGCACCAAGGTAACGGTCATCGAAGGAATCAAACGATGCCGCTGCACTCGTGGCACTAGACGCTGCAGACGTGGCCGAACCAGCGGCAGCAGTCTCACTTGCTGCAGCATTCGTCGCAGACGTGCCAGCGGAAGTCGCAGACGTAGCAGCATTAGATGCAGACGTAGAAGCAGCAGACGCTGAACTTGATGCAGACGATGCCGAGCTAGACGCTGATGTCGCTGACGTTGCGGCGTTAGTCGCTGAAGTACCCGCCGACGTAGCCGAGTTAGCGGCATTCGTTGCCGAAGTCGCAGCCTCCGCTGCCTTAGTCGTAGCCGTAGCAGCCGAAGCAGTAGCAGACGACGCAGACGAGGAAGCAGACGAGGCTGAAGCGGCAGCATTCGTGGCCTGAGTGGAAGCCGTAGTCGCAGAACCGGCAGCAGCCGTAGCACTAGAGGCAGCGGCAGTAGCCGACGTAGACGCAGCGGAAGCCGACGTGGCCGCATTCGTGGCAGACGTACTAGCCTCAGAAGCCTTTGTCGTCGCCGTAGAGGCGCTAGCAGCAGCGTTAGTAGCAGAAGTACCAGCGGCGGTTGCTGACGCGGCAGCGGCTGTCTGAGAGGCTGCAGCAGCGGTCGCAGCAGTCTCCGCGTTAGTCTCCGCCAACTCCGCATTAACCTCAGCAGCCTCAGCGGCAACCTTAGCGGCAGTAGCCTGAGCCACCTGGCTCGTCATAGCCGTATCCGTATACGTCTTATTGACCGCATCCGTACCAGCAGTCGGAGTACCCAGACCAGTGATCTTGAAATTACCAGCAGCAAGGTTCGACCCGAGAGTCTTGTTACTCAGAGTCTGGGCATCCGTAGTACCCACCACCGCAGAACCCAAACCAAGACCATGAACAGCCTCAGTGTCAGCCTCGTGAGTACGGGACTCCGCAAAGTCACGAGCAGACACGCCATGCTCAACCGTCGCACCAGCAGTATGAGTCACAGCCGGAGTCGAATCCGAACCACGTGTAACGGTAACCGTTAAACCCGAACGGGCCGTAACAGTCACCACTTCCTCATTCACCGTATCGCGGTCAATGATCAGAGTGTACGGATACAGGGAAGGCCAACCCGTAACACCAGCAACGTTCATGCTCGTGGCAACAGCAGTAATATCTGCAGTCAGGGTAGTCTTACGTGCCGTAGAAGAATAGTACCTAGAGGGAGTACCCATATGTATCCTTAGCGGGTGTAGTAACTACGGTTGGGGAACACGTTCTGAAGCTTGCGAGCCTCCTCAGCGAGGCGGATCTGATACAACTGGAGCAGGTACTTACCCATCTGGGTAGCACCACCAGTCGGACGCATGTTTGCGGAGAAGTCAGCCTCAGCCGACATGCCCGCCAGGTGGGCCGCATCAAAGTACGGGACCAGACGGTACGCTGCACCCAGGCGGATAACATCCTCGCAAGACGACGGCAAGCCAGTGACAGTAGAGAACACGTCAGTGTTGTTTGCCAGTACCGTGGGCTGCTTCGTGTACGTGACACGGACAGTGCGACCAGGAACAATCATGTCGTACAGTGACACGGTGACACCCGACGGGAACAAGGTAGTGTCAGCGTTCTTATCGACACGGAACCGACGGATCGGAGCCCACTCCTGCGACGGGCCAATCTGCTGCCACGACAAGTGGATAATGTCATCGGCACCAACGGGCAGACCATACGTGGTCACTGCTGCCGAGAAAGCAAACTCCGTAGAGGCAGTACCGTACAGGTCAGGGAAGACACCCTGGATAGCGTCATTGATGGACTGCTTCACGAGGAAGCGGGGAAACATCGGGGACGACACGACGCGAGTACCGGCAGCGTGAGCGGCGGCAGTCGTGGACCTGAAGCCTCGACCATACGGCGGGATAATCAGAGTAGACGAACCAGCATCAATAGTGTCAACCTGGATAAGTTCATCCTCAATCTCCAGCAGGCCACGAGACAATGCAGTCGTATCCGCGACGGTAAGAGACAAGGCATCAGCGGTAGCAGACTGCTGCAGGTAAGTAGCCTGATCCTGAACGGTAGAGAAACCATCCAGATACATGAGGGTAGCGTCAGTGAGCTGGGCAAACGTGGACATTAGGCATCACTCGCAATAAGGTTAGCGGCCTTAGCCGTATTCTTGGAATTGATCATCGCAGCGGGAGCATCCTTATGCGAGTTGTATGGGCGACCCAGAAGTTTCGTAGCATCCTTAGCGGCCTGAATCTTCTTAGCGGAAGTTCCCTCGGGAACGATGCCGTCAGCGCGAGCCTCCTTGTAGGCGCGAAGATCCCGCTTCGTATCCTCATACATGGACTGCAATGGACTGTTGATCGTGCCGGCAATAGTCACATTCGCAGACTGCAAACATTCCGCATACGAGGCGTGATCTTTAGTTCGGCAACCCGAGCGACAATTCACACGATCTCCTTGATAAGACTTCCGAAACCAGCAGCCGTAATAGCATCAATCTCAGGCTGGGTAAGAACGTAGTAATGTCCACCAGCGTAGTAATACGTCGCGTTACCAACCTGAACCTGGTCAGGGAACTGCTGCAGTACGCCAGTGAACGTGGCCCCAGATTGTGTAACGAGTAGCGATACACCGTGATCAATGGGGAAACGAGACAGGAGAATGTTGTCCGTATAGGACTCTAGGCTCGTAGGCAAATCCAGATAGTACGACATTCAAACTCCCGATAGTGTTGAGTAGACGAAGGGCCGGGAGTATTAGTCCCGACCCTCCGCCGTTCGTGCAACCTAGAAACTAGGCGATGGACGAACCCGACTCAATGCGGTACAGTGCCTCTTCGCGGTAACGCGCCCAACCCTGCAGCGAGTACCAGCCGACGGGACGGAAACGCTGCAGCTTATCGACGACCGGGCCGAGCACCACACCGGGCTCAACAGCGGTAGCCTCAGCAAGCGCCTGCTTGCCAGCGATGATCGTGCGGTACACGGCGGCGCTGGAAGCACCATCGTTAGCAACGTACGCACGCGGGGTCTCCACGAAGTACGCGCCACCGAGAACGCCC